GCCGGATGATTGATAATGTTATGACCAAGCTGCGTGCGCTTGTCGAGGAGTGTGGCATTGCATTAATCCTGGTGTCTCACCTCAAGCGTCCATCGGAAGGCCGAGGTCACGAAGAAGGGCACAAGACATCCCTTGCACACCTACGGGGATCGGCATCGCTTGCACAACTCTCGGACCTTTGTATCGGCTTGGAGAGAAACCAGCAAGACCCTGAGCATAAGCATGTTACAACGGTTCGGGTGTTAAAGAATAGATTCTCAGGTGACACTGGGGTCGCTACACATCTCGCATTTAATCCTGTTACGGGGCGCATGAGTGAGTATAGTTTTGATGAATTTAATGGCTAGGTATCCTTACTCCCTCTTCCTTTGGACGAAGTAAAACAAACCATGACAGCCGGGAATAGACCGGCACCACCTTTAAGAATAACAATAATGAAAAAACAAAAGATACTATACTTCGACATCGAGACCAACGCGATTGACTTCTGGCCCACCTTGGAGGGCTTAAAGGATTTACATTGCATCTCGATCTTTGACCCGGTGCAAGACAAGATGCACTCGTTTAGCTCCAACGCTAACAACCTCGATGAAGGGGTAGCCATGCTGAACTCTGCCCATAACATCTGCGGTCACAACGCCATCAACTTCGATGCCCCTGCCCTTCGTAAGCTAGGCTACGAGATAACAGCTATGGTTGTGGACACCAAGGTAATGTCACAAGTCATCCACCCTGATCTCTTTACGGAGGACTGTCGGCGTGGCGATGAGTTTCCAAAGAACATGAGGGGACGCCACAGCTTGAAGGCATGGGGTCTCCGCTTGGGTAACGAAAAGGATGACCATGGTGCCACCGAGGACTGGACCCAGTGGAGCCAAGAGATGCAAGACTACTGTGAGCAGGACGTGCGTGTTGTTGTTGACCTGTTCCATCACTTCATGAAGGGGAAGCCATCCGCAGATATGTTATTTCTTGAGCACGAGTTCGCGGAGTTGATGACCCAACAGGAGATGAACGGATGGCCCTTTGATGTGGACAAAGCCAACGAGCTTACCGAAGAACTCATGGCTCGCCGTGCGGAACTCCGGGACCAACTCCAAGACATGTTCCCGTCCACTACGGAGGAGATGAAGACACCCAAGGGGTGGACCGTTGAGGTGGATGGAACGACTTACACCGCGCCAACCAAGGGTGGCTTAAAGCTGATCCTCAAGGAGAACAAATTGAAGCAAGTCCTTGCAGACAAGGCAGTTAAGACTGGTAACAAAACCAAGACCATCCCCTTTAACCCGAACAGCCGGGACCAGATTGCCGAACGCCTTATGAAGATGGGGTGGGAACCTGAGGCGTATGAAGGAAAGCGACCTAAGATCGACGAGGCCGTCCTAAAGCAGATAGATAAGCCAGAGGCTAAGTTGTTATTGGAGTATCTCCTTATCAGCAAACGCCTAGGACAGGTAGCAGAGGGACGCCAAGCGTGGTTAGCATTAGTCAAGGACGGACGCATCCACGGTGAGGTCAATACAAACGGAGCAGTCAGTGGACGATGCACCCACAGCAAACCAAACGTAGCCCAAGTGCCTGCCCCCCGAGCAGTCTATGGTTCCCAGTGTCGGGCCTTGTTCAAAGCACCGGAGGGAAAAGTGTTAGTAGGTGCGGATGCCAGCGGCTTGGAACTCAGGTGTCTTGCTCACTATCTGCATCCTTATGACAACGGCGCTTACGCCAAGACAATCATTGAAGGCGACATCCACACGGCTAACCAACAGGCGGCTGGCTTGCCAACCCGCGACCACGCAAAGACCTTTATCTTCGCATTCCTTTACGGAGCCGGTGACCAGAAGATTGGATCGATTGTTGGCGGTAGTAGACGCGAAGGGAAACGACTGAAGGCCGAGTTCATGCGACAGACTCCAGCAATCAAGAAGCTACAGCACTCAATCGAGAAAGCCCTTGAAGGTAAGCAGTGGCTCGGGGGATTGGACGGTAGGCGACTCCCGGTTCGCTCGGCACACTCTGCTCTTAATTTGTTATTACAATCTAGTGGCGCTGTCGTGATGAAGAAGGCACTCATTGTATTTAAAGAGATCGCACCTTACCCTTACGAACTTCACGGTAACATCCACGATGAGGTCCAGTTCAGCTGCCTTGAGGAACACGCGGAGGAACTAGGTCAACTGTTCTGTGACTCACTGGCACGGGCTGGTCAGTTGTTAAACTTCCGCTGTCCACTCGATGGTGAGTATCGCATTGGTAAAACCTGGAAGGACACACACTAAATAAATCTATGAAGAAAATATACATTGATGGAGACATGCTGCTTTACCGGGCAGCCTTCGCAGCCGAAAAGGAATTCAGATGGGACGATGACATCTTCACAGTCCACGCTGACTTCAGTGACCTTAAGGATGCATTCCTCATGGTGACCGAGTGTATCTCGGAGATCCTTGAGGCATACGAAGATAACGGTGATGAGATCTGGATGGTGTTCTCGGATCGCTACACGTTTCGCCACGAACTCAACCCGCTTTACAAAGCCCACCGCCGGGACAAGCGATCACCCCTCGGCATCAATGATCTCCGTGAGTGGGCCTGTGATGAGTGGAAGTCTCTTCGGGTGGACCGCTTGGAGGCTGATGATGTCCTTGGTGTTATTGGTAGTGCGGACCCTGATGGTTCGATTATTGTTAGCGGCGACAAGGACTTCGCGACCGTTCCTTGCACGTGGTATAACTTCCTTAAGGATGACCTTCGAAAGATAACAAAAGAGGAGGCCGACTTCCAACACCTAGTGCAAACCTTAGCCGGTGACGCAACCGATGGTTACTTTGGTGTGCCCCGGGTGGGCTTGAAGACCGCCGAAAAGATCCTTCAAAAGGATGGCGCCGAGTGGCAGACTGTTGTTAACACCTACGAGAAAGCAGGGATGACCGAGGAGGATGCCTTGCTTAACGCTCGGATGGCCTTCATCTTGCGGGATGGTTATTATAACAAAGAAACAAAAGAGATAAAGCTATGGACCCCAACACAATAACAATCGAAGGGACCGCCGAGGAGCGCAAACAGATCCCATTGTATCGTGGGTTGATGTGTTATTTTCCCCATGCCCTGGTTGAAGTAGCCAAGCAAAGCTACAAAGGTAACATCCAGCACCACCCTGAAGATGAGATTTGGTGGGACATGAGTAAGTCTACGGACGAGCTTGATGCCATGCTCCGACACATGCTTGAAGGGGAGTGGGCGGCTGTCGCTTGGCGTGCTTTAGCGCACCTTGAACGAAGTTGTATTACAAATAAGGACCATAGTAGGAAAGTTCAACATGAATGACTACATTCCTCACATCCCAGATGACCTCATAAAGTTCTTGGACGAACGCGTGCCAAGCAAAGATTTCTCCCCTAGCGATTCGCTTCGGGAGATTGATTTTTATGGGGGAAAGCGAGAACTTGTTAACTTTCTAAAGACCCTTCATGAAGACCAGTTAGACAACGAATTCCTTACCCCCGAATAACCCATGTGCATGTCTGTTAAGACCCCCAAACCCCCCGAGCCCCCAGCGACTCCCCCACCCCCAACCGCCGTAGCTGAAACAGTTAAGAGTCCCGTTGATACAATGGAGCCCAAGAAAAAGAGAAGGGGCGGCGTCCGAGATCTTGTTATCAACCGTCCAACCATGGGTGGCGTAGGGACTAGCACTGGCGTGAACACCTCTAACTACTAATAACAATATGCCAAACTTTAACACAGACATCACCCTCACCAATGCCGACCTGACTGCTGGTGCCGGGGCTTTTGATTCAACAACCACCCCCGCAGTCAACGCAGGAACCGGGACACCTAGTGGCTTCTTTGTAGCCGGGACATTCGACGGTGCCACCGTAAGCCTTGAGCAAAAGGTCGGGACCACTTGGGTTGCCCTTGGGGATGACACAACTCTCACTGGTAACGGTGGTGGATTGTTTACTACTCCCTTGTCAGACATCCGCGCAAATGTTACAGGTGCCGGTAGCTCCTTCAATGTGAAGGTTGTTATCAAACCAATCTATCTCTAGTTATATGTCGAAGAAGAAGGACAGCTTGAAGCCTTGGCTGAGTAGACCTGCCGTCAACCGGAGTGTTACGCTTCCGTTAACCAGGCCGCTTACGCAAAGGCTAAGTAACTTGAATGAGTTTCACCCCAACGAGCTTGACCCTTACCTTCTTTTTGATTCCGAATCGTCAATGCTGGACGCGTCCCTTGAAACGGCTAGCTTCCTTGAAGGCGTTCCTGTGCTTCGCAATCTCTCCAGAGGGAGCAACAAAGGCGGCGATGCGGAACAAGCTGTCGCGTTAAATCAACCTCGTGCATTGCCGTTGATTGATGGTGATGGGTATCTGTATCTGCCTCCTGTCAGTGGTAATAACGCATCAATTCCTGACAGTTCATCTTTAGATATTACTGGTGACATTACAGTGGAATGCGACTTCATTACTCCAAGCCTTCCTCTTAGTTCAACCAGAGTATTGGTTTCTAAATACAACTCAAACACCAACAATCGCAGCTTCCAGCTTGCTTTAAATTTTGCGTCATACGTTGAGTTTGTTATCAGCCAAGATGGAACTTACAATCCAGCGTTTCAACAGAGCGTTGATTTTTCATCAGTTCTGAGCGGAAGGACAAGAGCAACCGTCAAGGCTACTTGGAGACAGTCTGATGGGAGATTGCAATTTTTCATCAAAGAAAGCGATGGCTCATTTACACAAGTTGGTATTGACCGAACTATTGCAGCCACAAATATCTACAACAGCAACCAGCAAGTAGAAATTGGCTCAACAAATAACGGCGCATCAAATACAGGAGGATACCTTGGAGTCTTCGGTGCGCGTGTCTACGCTTCTATTGATGGAACTGACAAGAGACTTGACGTTGACTTCGCGTCGTCCACCAACGTCCGCCACGGTGACACCAAGTTTACCTGCGCG